AGCGAACAGGTCATGGCAGAGGTGAACCCCAATGCTGGGCTTATCAGCGAACAAATCGAAAAGGCTAAGTCTGCATTAGCTCAGAGGGGTCTGGATACGAAGATAGAGATTGCCGAGGAAGGCACTTCGATGTATGATCCAACGACTAACACGATTGTTATATCTGCGGAACAGGCAGATGGCTCTACAGTTGCTCACGAGTTTTTCCATGCAGTCCTAGGACAAGCGGTCAAGACGGACGCAGAACTCCAGACCATGACACGCAATATGTTTGATAGCGTGATTCGTGCATCGGTGGAGGGTTCTTCCATAAACGATCAGCTAAAAACATTTGTATCCCAGTATGATGAAAACATCCAGAACGAGGAGTTCTTGGCTCAGACTGTAGGCGAGCTAGCTCGTCAATACCACACACTGGACATCAACACCAAGACTCGTATTAAGGTTTGGATCAATCAAGCTATGCGAGTTCTGGGCATTGATAATGTATTTAAGCAAGCAGAAACAGACGCAGAGGTCATAGATCAGCTTAACGCTTTTGCTAGATTCGCTGGTCAGCCAGAGGCTTTAACTGAGTCCATGGGGGTTTCTCAAGCCAATCAGTTCGACTCAGAGGAGATTACTCCCCTAGGAGAGCCAGTTCGTGGAACTAAATTTCAGCAGATTGATTTTGCACAAATACCAGACAATGTATTCTCAAGTAAACCCAAGCCCCTATCATTGATTACTGATAAGAACATGGTGGACATCCAAGCCATCATGGACGATGTAATTGACAATGACAAGAGGGTTGCATTTTTTGCAGCTGACCAGCTGGGCGTGGGTAAGAAGGGCAAGTATACCTTGGACGGAGGCCCAAGTTTTGCACTAACCAAGGATGGTGTATTCTGGATGAGTGGCAGTAAGGACAAGGTTGATCAGTCCACCACAATGGCTCAGTATGCTGACGCTGACTATATATTTGTTTTTTCTGGAAGCCCAACAATGCACACATTCAACAAGAGTGTGTTTAATGGATTTGCAAAAACAATCAAATCCAAGTATAAGTCATACGAGGGATTCAAGAAGGCTTTCATTAAGGCAGCTGCGGAATCCAGTAACGCAAAGGGTGTTCCTGTTGGGGGTAAGGATACCCTAAATATAATTAACTTTCTTGAGGCGAACGACTCATTTGAACAGTTCAGAGACGAGGGCTTACAATCTCCCTCTGTAAAAAATGCAGTTCCCAGAAAAAACTTTTTAAATTTAATACATAAGTTAAGCAATGCAAAAAAAGATTCCCCGATGAGGGACTTTGCATTAGCTCTGGACTTAGATTTGGATTCCCTGCGTGATGGGTTCTACGCAGAAAACAACTACGGATGGCTGGACTTGATGATGATAGGAAAGCCCAACGGAAAAACAGTTAAGGGGGATTTTCACAGCACCTATGCAGATCAGTTCATGGGAGAAACTCTCGGAGTTCCCAATAAGAGGGTAAATCTTAAAGAATTACTCTCAACAGAGGAATACAACAAGCTAATTGAAAAATATGTCAGAGTAAAAAAAGCAGAGTTGTTGAAGCGTAGAAATAAAGAAATGACACCAGAAGCTATTCAAGAGCGTAGGCTGAAGTTTGAGAATGAAGTTTCTAAATTGAAATCACTGCAAGGCAACCCAGATGCACAACTTGCAAAGGTGGAACAAAAAGAGTTGGATTACATTGCTGATTTAGAGTATACCCAAGCAAGGGAGGATGCGGATTATGCATTAGCCGAAGAGCCTCAAACAAGCATAGCTGACAAGATCAGCTACAATGCTGGAGGTATGAAAATGTATGCAGCCCAGCAACTTAGAAAACTTCGTGACGAAAAGAAAAAGGGCAAGATAACTGCGGAACAATTTGAGTCAGCGAGTAGGGCTATCAGAGAACAAAAGGCACGACCCGCATCGGACATAGAGCGAATGAGGGGAATCACGGACGAGGGTCTTCGTGTTCTACAGAAATATGGTATGGTCAATAGCTATACAGAGGTTCGCAGTGTCCTAGAGCAGTTGAAGAATGAGTATCAAGCTCTGGGCTTGGACATGAACTACATTGATAACTATTTTCCTAGGCTAATGCAGGATTTAGAGGGATTCAAGAAGTCCATCGGTCAGACAGTGGGCGTTGATGAAGAGATCAGACGCTACGAAAACATGACTGGACAAAAGCTGACTCCCGTTGAACGCCAGAAGATGTATGAGAAATTAGCTCGCTCACGGATGTATCGTGGTGGAGTATCTCAGCCCAAGAATCTAAAAGAAAGACGCAAGGAAGAGGTCAAGGAATCCGAGCTACAATACTACGCTGATCCAGAAGTAGCACTGGATGAATATGTTGACAGGATGGTAAACACCATTGAGACCAAGAAGCTCATAGGTGATGCCCAGTCTGGGAAAACACGGGGTCAAGAGGCAATAGCTGGACGACTCGGACAGGTTATGGAGGAGCTAGCTCAACAAGGAAGGCTCAGACAAGACCAGATTGATGTCATACAGGGTGCTGTCGCAGCTAGGTTTGGGCAGCATGGTCGTCAGTATGGATTTGTTAAGGGCATGAAGAACGCTGGTTATCTAGCAACAATGGGCAACACTGGTTCTATGCTCACACAGCTGGGTGACTTTTACTTCACCATGGTTCAGAACGGATTGATCCCCACTGCTCAAGCAGCATTCGGTGCAAAGGCAATAACCACAGAGGATTTAGGTATAGCGAAGGACTTAGTAACAATTGAAACCAAGGACGGCAAAGGGTTCTTGGGTAAATCAGTTGATAATGTATTCAAGCTAACTGGTCTAACCGCAATGGATAGACTCGCCAAGAATACAAATATAAATGCAGCCTATAAAGTTCTGACCAAGGGAGCTAAGGCAAACCAAAATAGTAGGGCATACGAAAAAACGCTCAGTAGGCTAAAACGCACACAGGGCAACGATGCATACAAAACGATCGCAGACCTCCAGCAGGGTAAGAAAAGTGACTATGTCATTGAAGCACTCTATAACGAGCTAGCTGATGTAGCACCAATTTCCCTATCGGAGATGCCAGAGAACTACGCAAACAATCCCAACCTGCGGATTCTATACAGCCTCAAATCATACACAATCAAGCAATTTAACTTTGTCCGAGAGAGGGCTTTTTCTCAGATAGCGGAGGGTGCTTTTGAGGGCAACCCGCAGAAAGTAGCCAAGGGAAGTGTCGAGCTAATGCGAATCCTAGCATTCGGTGCATTGGCAAATGGTTCGGCAGATGTTCTCAAGGCAATACTGTTCAATCGTGAGATTGATGAGGAGGACTTCTGGTGGAATCATTTCCTTAGAATCTTCGGCATAACCAAGTATACAACTGTCAAGGTTCGCAAGGAGGGTATCGGATCGGGTATAAGAGACAGCCTTCTTCCACCTCAGTTCAGTATTCTGGACGACATCTATCGTGACATCGCAGATGGGATGGACAAGGAAGACCCCATACACTTTACAGAGGGCAGAAGCATGAAGTATATGCCACTGGTTGGTAAGCTATATTACTGGCGTGACGGCAAGGGAGTGCAGGTAGAGGAGAAGCTTTCTCGCCTTAGAGAAAAGGAGTAGATTCCTCTTCGTAGTCTGGGTCTTTGATAAATAAGCTGGGTATACGATCCAAGTCAGAATACTTGATCATCGCAATTACATCATCCGCATCCTTTCGGGAGTAAACCTTGTAGAGGGCGTCCCTAGCATTATCCACATAGGTATCCGTATCGCAGAGTTCGATAGCCAGTTCTTTCAAGTCCTCTCTTCTGACAAAGAGAAACCCATCTCGCTTCTCAAAAGCCATCCAGTCCTGCTTGCCATATAGCCATCCATTCATACCAGCTACATTTCTGAACTCCACCCATAGGAATCTAGTTTGTCTTTTGCCAGATCGAGTTACTCGCTTCATGGCTTTCACATCAACAGTCCCAATGACAGTGTGATAATCAATGTGTTCAAATTGTTCCTCTCTGGATGCCTCTCTGGGGTTGGGATCAATGAAGGACATAACCCTTCGGAAACGGCTGGACTCCACATCTTGCCCCATCTTCCAAGCTCTTTCATCCTGTGACCAATCTTTACCCATAACAAAAAAATGCCTCACCCCCCAACCAAAAGAGGGGCGAGGACTTAGTAATATCGGAATTAAATAAGGAGGAATAACGATTAATGACCACCCGCCAGCAATTACTTAACTGGCTTACCGATAGATTATCCATTCCTAGAACGATTTTTCTTTTTTGTTTGAATACGAAGATTTTTACGAGAGGTATTGCGAGGGTTGCGATCTTTGTGATCTATATCTTTGCCCTTGAGCTTGGACTTTCCAACGGCTTTCACCATCTTGCGTCTGGACTTCTTTCGGGCATCATTTCTTTTTCGCTGTTCTGGCTTGCTCTGGTAATTATCGTATTCTTTTCTGTAGTTTCTAGGCATAGGTGCTAATTATAACACAAATTGTTTAAAAACAAGGAGTTTGTCAACTACTCCTTGGACTCTTGGTTGACGAGGATTTTGTCCTGCAACCTAAGTATCTTGTTTTTCATCTTCTCAATATCCTCATTGAGGATTTCATTCTGCTTAGTCAAGGCATCGCAAGCCTTGGTCATAGCGTTGAGACCCCTTACGAGGACTTTCTCTGTATCTGCTTTGAATAATTGATCTTCTGACATTATTATTTTTGGTTTGTTGTTGTATTGCTTATAGCGAGTTAGTGGGTTCATCGTTAAGGACAGCAATCGCTTGATGCAACTGTTGAATGTCCATTGTCAATAAGTCGTTTTCCCTTTCGGAAACTTTCAGCTTGGATTGAGTCACTGTTAGCTGTGTTTCTAGCTGGATAATGTCCCGCTTGAGTCGAGTTACCTCCTGCTCAAGGCGGTCATGGTAATCCAACCCCGCTTCGGGGAAGTGCCAATCGTTACCTTCCATTTTGTTTTTCATTATTGAAACCTTCCTATGTGGTTGAGGAATGTGAATGTCCCATGCAGGTCACGCTCACCCTCACGATTCTTGGCTACATTGTAGTCCATCGCTAGGTAAGAAACGCCATTGGCATCAGTCTCACGACAGTGGTCAACGCTTCCACCACGAGGCCACATAAGCAATGCAATATCCGCATCATTCTCAATGTCCCCAGAGTCCTTTAGGTCATACAGAACCAAGCCAGAGTCCCTCATAGCACCAGTACGATTGACTTGCACCAATAGAATAACTGCTACATCCAACTCCATAGCCATCTGCTTGATGCCATGTGATGCCTGCGATATTCCTTCATGCTTGCTAAGATTGGATTTAAAAGGAATGAGTTGCAGATAGTCCACGACAACGATTTCGATACCATGCCTACGCTTCATGCGTCTGGCTTTTGATCGAAGATCATCGATACCACGAACACTGTGTTCGGTATATATGGGTGCTTTACCTATCTTGGTAATCGCTTCATCCACCTTCTCCCTTTGCTCCGTTGTGACCATGGCATCCTTATATCTACCCAAGTTAATGCAGGATGATGTTTGTGCCATTCTCTTGGTTAGCTGATTAGCTGGCATTTCAAAGCTGAATATACAGCTTGGAATATTGTCCACGATGGAGTTACGGAGAACAAAGTTCAGAGCCAACTGCGATTTACCGCAACTCGTTGGTGCTGCTATCACGCAGACCTCCCCCTTGCCTATGCCACCCTCATCTAGCTTGTCATCCAAGTGATCGATACCAGTGGGTATTTTTTTGCACTGGTAAGTCCCATCATACATACTGTTGAGTCGAGTTCTCAATTCCTCTGCGGAATCCTTGAGAGTCTCCTTCTTGGTATCAACGGAGTCCATGATACTTCGTATCTCGGTTTCTGACTTTGTTGCTACATCCGATGGAGACTGGTTCTCTGTCAAGCACTCCAACTGTAACCTATAATGCCGAGCTAGCTTGCGAGACTGGCTATGCTTGCGAACAATTTTTGCCGATGACATTCCAGACAGTGGTGTGCAAGGAGCATCCATTATCTTAAAGATGTATCCCATGCCCCCCACTTGATCAAGCTTGTTGGATGACCTTAGCTCGTCACTCAATGTAACTTCATCGATGGTAGTCTTCTGGTTTACCAGACGACCCACAGCCTTGAACACTTCACGATTGGCGGATTCATAAAAATCATCCTCCGTTATAATGCTAGCTAGGTCATCATACACGCCTCCATCTGATTCGGATACAATGCTAGCGATCACGCTTCTCTCTGCCTCGGAGCTATAGAAACTCTGGGATTGAGGTATGCTGTCGGATAATTCCATTAGCATTTTGTTCCCTCTTCCTTAGCCTTCACCCTTGATTTCCTGCGAAGGTTTGTGACAGTCGATGGAGCTAGCTCATAATATTGAGCTAGAATCCAAGTTGGTATGTTCAGATCGGATAAAATAACCTTACGCATTTCTGGAGTTATTTCACTGTATGGTCTGTTGTTAACCTCTAGGTAATCCTCGAAACTCATCTCACGAATCAGCGAGTTATTCTTCGCCCACTGGATGTCTTTCCTAGTTCCCTCATAAAAATTTTCCCTAGCTTTCTTATCTTCGCTTGTGGAAAACTTGTTTATACGAGCATCTTGATATTGATCTATGTAATCCATAATTATAGGTCGTTAAGTTCTTCTGGTAGGAGATGACTGTCAATCATTCTTTTGGTTTTCTGCCAGCAGGCTATGTTCCAAAGGACAGCACCAAAGTGATCCTCGTCAGTCATTCCATCACGCAATGCCCAGAGGTGTCGATTAGCGGCATCACAATAGCGAGACAGGGGTATACCCTTTTTCCAGTTGTCCTTGCCGTATTTACTTGCACCATCCTCAAAGCGTTTTGCCATTGATTTTAATGCACAAGTTGGAATCATGGATGGAAAACCCTTCCCCTCCATAGCGTCCCGCACTGCACCAGTGGAGAAGCTCGTTCTGCTACCGCTATCTGGTAGCTTGTTTGTATTATTTTCTGAAGTAATCATTTTTATATTTTTATTTGGTTTTGATAAAAAAAGGGAGGACAGGAGACCAAATACTAAAAACTCCCATCCTCCCTTATTTATGCGACTAACACTACATTAAAATGGCTCTTCGGATTTGACCACTTCTTTGGCTACCTTTTCCTTTACGGAAATGGAGTAGAATGGCACACCCTTCTTGGATTCTTTTTTCCAAGCGTTAATGTAGTAGTCAGTTCCACCAACATTAAGAGTTCCACCCAAGTCTGGGTGAGTCTCTTTTTCTTTGCGATCGTTTTTAAACATCGCACCTTTGTTGGTATTGTCATACTCTTGAGTTACATTACTCATCTTTTACCTCCTATATTAGTTCGTTATTAGTTTTAGCCACCTTCTTGGTAGCTGGAGAATCTTTGCCGTGACGATTTGTGAAGTCAGCATCCTTCGTATCGTCAATAGCTAGCAAGCCATTCAGTGCATACTTACGAGCGTATGAGCTAGCCGATCCAGTGATCTGAGCCTCGTCCATACCCTTCTTGTTTTCTGCCTCACGAGCAAATGCAGAGGCACTTGCGAATGGCTGACTTTCAAAAGCCAACATAGCTGTAGCCTTTACATAAACTCGACCACCCACCTCAAGCACCTCATCATTGATAACCAATGCACAGTTGTGCTTCTTGAGTAGTGGCTTCACTGCTTCTAAAATATCTTCAGCACTACGATAATTGTAGTTGCCGAAGTTATTGCGTTGACCCTTCGGAGCTTTGAGTTCCGATTGGATTTCTTGTAGTATGTTTTTATTTTCCATAATTAGTAATTAACTTTCGATACAATGCTGTCCTCTGCTTTGAGTTAGTGCAAGCTTTTATTTCACTTTTTTTTGCACCCATCTTTTTTAGTGCAAACTCTTGATCACCAACGACTAACCTCTTAAACCTAGAAGCTAGCTGACGCAATCCAACTGGATGAAGGTATTCCGTGTCACCTTGATCCAAGTAGTCAGCCATGTTTCTCAGTATCCTTGCGAGACCCACATCGGAGCTTGTCCCAAACCTTCGGAAACTATTTTCCACACGACCCAAAAAAGTATTGCCCTCCATGGATATAACACCACGCACCATGCCACTTGTGTGGTTGTGATCCACGCAGGGATTAGAGCATCCATTCTCCATTATTGGACACTTCTTTGGTAGGTTCTTTTTTCGATACTGGGCTAATTGGGAATGCTTCAGATACTTCATGGGATTCGATTTCGATTAATTTAATTTTTAGTCCACGCTTGGTAGATATTTGTGTTTGATTCTTTTTTTGAGAAACTCCGAATGCAAACTTGAACGCTGTCTTTTCGTCCTTGGCTATCTTCCAGCAATAGAAAACAGTATCCCCATCGCCATGAGTATACTTTAAGAGATAAGCATTCATACTAGGGGTTCATGAAGTCCATCCAGTATATTTCCGCAGTTAGCTTGAAGCGTTCGATACCCTTCTGCATCTGCTTCCAACTCCACTCCTTGTGGTAATGTTTCTTCGTGCCGATGTCTATGCAGACGCTTGTAATCCACGGAAGATATTCTAGCTCCCACATTCTAGCCAGCATCCAACTTTCGATAGCCAGTTGGGTGCAGTCCTTCTTCTCGTAGAACTTTCCACCACGACCCTTGCAGTCCCTGCACTTGTAGTCAGCCATATAATATTTGCCGTCTGGCATTTTACCAACGAAGTCCACGCTACCAGCCACCTTTATCTCATCATCCCACGCAATCATCTCTGCCTTGATGGGTTCAATCTGATTATCAACAAGGTGCTTGAGGAAGGGTTCAGCCCACTCGTCCCACACAGTGTCCAGCTTGGGCTTTCTGCCATCGATCATGTCATTGATGTGCTTCTCCAGCCTTCCGTGAACTGTCGTCCCGAACTCCGATGCTGTTATTTCAGAGCCATCAATGGGGGATTCCCGCATACCAAACTTACGCCTCTTGATTTCTTCCATGTCCCAATCTTCGTTTTCACGAGCTAGCTCAACGAATTTATTTGGCGACCAAGTCCCATCCAAGAAGGGGTCTTTGATGATTCCCATCACTGTGGTTACAGACGGAAAAGCACCGACCTTTTTGGCTTGAGATGGTGTTCCTGCTTTGGTGAGGAATGGATCATTGGAGCAATCGTAGAAGTGACTCATTTGGAAACCTCCGAATCCAATACCTCTTTGAGTTTTCTTTTCTCTTCCTGTAGCTGATGGCGTTGCTGTTCCATTCGCTCTATCTTGTAGGAAAGGATTCTGGATTCAGTGCGAATCATTTCAATCCTCGTTTGTATACGCTCTTGTTGGGCTTCTGTCTGATCTGTATTCATAATTAATATGGATTAACTTGTATAATTTTTTTGTTTAATGGTATTGGTTTTGCATTTTTGTAAACGGGTTTCACACTTTTGTAAATGGCTTTCTTCCAGTATTCATCCGCAAGGCACTCTTTGAGCATCGCATCCGAAAGGCTATACCAAGTGGTTTTGTCATAAGCCATGCGATTGAACGAGTCAGTGACCAAAGCACCCTGTTCCTCAAGGCTTTTGAATGATCTCCATATCTGATGCTTAGAAAACATTGGGAAAATCTCTCTCCACTTATCTCTTGGGTTAAATGTCCAGTGTCTCCCATTGCGAAGATTCCTGTCCTCCTTGCGGTTGAGTAGGATATAGAAGATAACCTTGTGAAGAATGATTGCTTCCTTGAGTCCATATTTAATCGCTTGGCTTTCATTAAAGGCTAGCATGAGCTTCCTCCTCCGCTTTATTGCGGTAGTGCATATCCATGATGAAGTGAATGCCCTCAATGAGAGAATTCTCATCCGCATGGGGATAACAGCAGAAGTGCGTAGCGTTCCTGTAGTTGTGAAACTCCAAGTAGGCATCGTGATCCGTATGATGTCCGATTAGCTCCCACTGTAAGTAGTGGTCACGAACGAACTCCATAGTCTCCTGCATTGAATAACCCTTGCTCTTGGGGGCAATATCATGTTCCCATTCCTCAAGCCAATCAGCTTGCATTGAATCAGCTATCCAGCTAGCATCGCATTTAGGATTAAGAGTAAAGAGTTTTGGCGAACCATCCTTGTTCGGTAACTCGTTTCCATCCTCGTCAATCATTGAGAACTGGATGTCGTGAACTTGTATTTCGTATTTCATATTTTTTTAGATATTTTTTGGTTTAGATATTTGTTGGTGTTCTGTAACGAATACCTTTAGCTATTAAAAGGTCTTCGGCTTCTTCAACAATGTTTTGAAGGTGTTTAGGTCTAGCTTCAAACTCTATATCGAATACTTCCTCTAGAAGCTGATTAAGTATTTGTAGCGTGTATTTTTGTTCGTTATCCATATTTTTTTATTAGTTTAGTTTGATTGTGTGAATTGTTCTGGAAGTGGAAGAACTGTCAATGCCCTTTTCTGCGAGCATTGTTATCTCCATTGGTTCTTCCATGCATTCCCACCACAGGTAGAACTCTGGGGCAGAGAACAAGTCCTCCTCCGTTAAGTCCTGCTTACTTTCTGGGCAATCCTCTGGATTATCAAATAGCTCCAGAGTAACTTGGGTTTCATTGTTTCGTTTATCATAGGAAGCACCAATGACATGGGTATCGCACCAGTATTCCCTACCATCCTTATCAATTGATAAGCTACCAATCTCCAGTTTGTCGAAGTCGATAATTTGCGAGTGATCAGTAACATCACCCTCCACAAATAAACGAATGCTGACTAGTTTTGTTGTGCCAATGATGGCTTCTTTTGTGTAGTCCATGGTATGCCTCCTTTTATTTGTCGGTTATTTGTTTGATGAACTCAATGGCGATTGCCCAAGCCCCCTCAAAGCCAGCACCCTCTCGATGAACTTGATTAGAGATTGATCTCCATTCTGCATCGGTGATCTTTCGACCCAATGCGTGTTTGCTTTGTGCGGTCTCATTAACCACATCCCTGTTGAGAACGGTGACCCATTCATCCTTCATGTCCCTGTCGAAGTCCTCTTCGTCTACACTCCAGTAGTTTACGACAACGAACTCCTCCATTGTTTTCTCTCCTGCAACATAAAGAGAATGAAGGCTAAAGATGCTATCAAAGTAGAAGAAGATGTTGTCATCATCTTGATAATCCTCATCGCCACCCACACACACTTCAGCCTCACGAATGGATTCTGGATCATCCTTAAAGTAATACCTAATGGTGTAGTAGGGATTCTCTATCTCATCCAAGTTGATCATGCTTAGGATTTGTCTCGCAACATGAGAACGCCACTTGGCTTCCTCGGTATCGTGACCCTCTAGGTCTGCCATATTAACTTCCCAGTTGCAGTGTTCAGCGATTTTTTTTACTAGCTTATTCATTGTATTTTTATTTATTGGTTATTGGTTATTGGTTACTTGACTAAGTCATTCTTGATACCCTTCACGAGGTCTTCCCTCAAGAAGTCAGCAATCAATTGAGCCTTGAAGGCTTCGTTAAAATACCCATCGGCACTCCACTTGTAGGCTTGCCTCTCGGATTGATCCGCCCAGTCGTTAATGTATTGGATTAGTTTTTCTGTATTCATATTTTTACGGTTTGCTATTGGTTATTGGTTGGTGGAGATGGGAGGAATCGAACCTCCGTCCTTGACCGAAGCCAAGTCGATAACCTTTCATCCCCCACGATCAACAGGTTTGCAAATTTGCAAAAGGGTGTCAATGGTTTTTTTAAAAAAGTTTTGGATCGGAGTATGTCCATAGTATGGGGCATCGCAGATTTTTGTTGGCGGGTAGGCACAAAAAAAGCCCACACCCCGAAGAGTGTGAGCTTGGATTGTCGGGTTGGCTGCGGGTTGCAGCGGTTCGCTGCGGGGTTGCAGCGGCTACAGAGATTCCTCTGAGCGATCAGTGGTGCGAGCTAGCTCGGCAACCTCCGCTATGGTTTTGACCTCCCCAGTGGATGGGTTGGTCAGTGTTTCGGTGTCGCCACAGCTCTGGCAGTATTCCAGCCACAGCTCGCCACCATTCAATACTAGGTGCTGAGTGCCACCCTGTGGTCTGCGAGTCTCGCATATGTTGCAGTAGTCGCTCATGATCTTTCGACCTCCCTAAGCATCATGAATGTGCGATCCAGCACTGCATCGGTTGCATCAGCGATCCAGTTTATCTCCTGCTCGCTGGGTTTGGTCTCGGAGTTTAGCTCAAAGGCATCGTTCACTGCTGTGATGAATCCCGTCCCAAATTCATGGGATGACATTCCTGCTGTGATGCCTATGTCTAGGCGATCCTTGTCTGGCATCGGTGATTCGTTTAGCACGATGCGTCTTATGGTTTCATGTGGGTTTTGCATTTGGTTTTCTTTCTATTTGTAGAAGATGTGTCTGCCGATCTTGGCAGTGACCTTCATGTGTTTATTCCAGTATGGGTTGCAGTAGTCTGCATGGTAGTGGTCTGCTCCATCAGTGAAGTTGGTTGCAGTGTCCACAGTAATGGCAAAAGCCTCACGCCATCTGGGATGACGCTTGGCTTCGATGATCTGGCTGGCGACCTCCGCACCATTCCAGCATGAAAACTGAAATGGCTGGAGGCAGACCTCTGCCAGTGATAAGCCACGCTTGGCTGATCGATTGACGATGACCTCATGCACAGCTTGCATCGCACCCTCGGAGTATTCGCCACCACCCTCCAGTATGATGGTGGCAGTGACGATCTCCGATTGTGTTTGTGCGGGTGCAGTGGCGACAGTGACCAGCCAGATGATGATGCAGTAGATTGCTATTTCAATATAGTGCGTCATGGTCTTAGTCCTTGAGGATTTCACGCATGAGCCTGCGAGCTAGCTCATTGGCTTCAGGTGGCGATCACGCTTCTGGCGAAGTGTTCATTCATCCGACTGCGACCCCTTGGAATCTTCCACTCCTTTGGCTCGATGTAACAGGCGATGGTGTTGAGACCCATCCTCCGATACTGCTCGGTATCGATGTCGCTGTCAGCCAAGTAGGAGTCAGTGAAGATCACTGATGTGGTGCTTCGCTTGATGATGGAATCGAAGCGTTTCATGCACTTCATGATCTGCTCGCCATTGCCATCTGGGTGAAGATCGTTGAGCCACTGATCGCAATCATCATGGCGAACACGATAGGATTGAGCAGTGTGGTAGTTTTGGGTGAGCAGGATTTCCAAGTCCAACTTGTTTTGTCGAGCTAGCTCACGGAAAGCCAGCACGAATTCCTTGCCACCATCCACTCGCCATGTGCTGGTCATCGATCCACTCATGTCGATGATCAGTGCGAGTGACCGCTTGCCATTGGTGCGACCACGATTGCGGAATGCCTTCTCACTACCCTGCATGGCTTGGCTGGCATCCAGCTTATTGCCATTGCAGTTGAGACGATTGCGAGTGACCTTGGCATTCTGAATCACTTGGTTGAGTGATCTGGCGATGCGAGACACTTGGCTGTCATTCATTGCATTGGGTGTCGTTGACCACTTGTGAGCTGGCTTGTCTTCAGTGGGTGCATTGTCATCATGCACTCCATCCTTTGACTGCTCACTGTCAGACATGGGTGCATTTGGATCACGCACTCCATTGATGTTGTCAGTGGCGATGGAATCATCGACCTCAGCACCAAAGATGCTGATCCACTCTTGGCAGATCGGAATCAACTGCAATGATGTAGCACAGGCAATCGCTCTGCGATAGAATTCCAGCACGATGAGTCTGGTCTTTTTACTCTTGCCTTGGTAAAGCATCTCATCCGCACCAGACCACTTTGGCACTGATGCACTGGGTTGCTTTTTGATGCCAGCTTCATTCGTCTTGGTTGCCCAGAGAGTGATGATGCCATGGAATAGACATCGTCCACATCTTGGAAGTTGACCCATCGGAATGCACCATCGCCATTTGATCTGATGGCACTGTTGTATTCGATTCTGCAATCTTCGAATAGATTCCACAGTCTGAATGGAACGCCAGCAGTCTGGCAGGCATCACCCACCGCATTGGTGCGATCACTCTGGCGACCATGCTCGGTCTCATGTCTGATCACTGCTTCTGCGAATCGCTTCATCTTGGCTTCGCTGGTGCGAGTGCTTGAGTTGCAAATCTCATGGAGTTTGAGACCGCACTTGATCTGGTGACCAGCACCATTCCATGACCAGCACGCTGTTGGCACTGATGGATCGATTTCCCAATCACAGCCAGCTCCAGTGTCTTTGACCATGCGAGTGATCACGCCACCCTTCTGTCTGCCTGTGATGTTTCGATTGGCATTTCGGAATGCCTTGAGGATTGTTTGATGTAATGTGTGTTTAGTCATTTTTCTATTTGGTTTGATGATTTGGTTTGATGATTTACTTGAGCATGTCTGCGATGTCTTTAACACCCTGCTCACTGTCTGCGATGATGTCCCCAGTGTCAGAATTCCACATGAGCAGTGCGTCCATGCCATTGGTGATCATCCAGTCGACCACCTCTGCTGGCGTAGTGCCACTTGCATGGGTGCAAGCACGCTCCAGATCACGAATGCTCAGTGGCTTCTGAATCTGACCTTCGCCAAACATCTTGCGAGACAGACCCATCGCCATGGCGAATCGACCAGCTAGCTGATCTGAATCGCTGATGCCATAATAGTCTGCAACACTCTCACTGATGTTGGCAACCATCGTGTCTTGGTAGCGGATGTGCTTGAACAGGAAGCGATCCATGAATGCCTCTGGTGGAGTGACCTCGCACAGATTGGTAGCACAGATGATGTGCAACTTGTCCGCCTTGCATGTCAGTGTCTCAAGTATGCCACCATCGTTTTGCTTGGTGGTCAGCTCATAGACTAGCTCGCCACTGGCATCCTTCTGAGGTGCGAGGAATGCGAGCATGGCTTCCATTGTGGTGGGTGACATTCTGAAGACCTCATCCATGAAGAATAGGGTGCTGTTGCCTTCACTGGCACTCCGCACTGCTTCAGTCAGCTTGCCATCCACTGTGATGAATCCACCCTCTTTTCTAGGAGTGCATCCACCCTAGAAGCATGCTCCATTCGTCCATATCGCCACTGCAACCATGGGTGATGAATGTGTCGTATGATCTGCCTAGCAGACCCACACTGTAGGATTTGCCGTAGGATGGTGGTGCTGAGACAACCAGCTTGGTTGGATTGGCTGACCCAGCCACATAGAAGGGTGCGATCACTTCGAGGATTGGATTCTTGCCACTTGCGATGGCAGTTGCCACTGGCAGTCTGCTGTTGGTTTGACCCTTCATGCAGTCAGCGATTTCCTGCAGTGTGTCTTGCACATCTGTCACTGATTCCATCCGCTCATTCATGTCATCGATCATTGGCTTGATGTCAGTGCTGACCACATCGTCCACAATGTCTCGCACTTGGTCTGGATCGATTGACCCACCACCCAGTAATTCCTTCAGTGCTTTCATCTTGGCATCCTCGTCCACTGCATTAGCTCGCTGGTAGTCTGCGATCACTTGATCTGGATCGCCACCAGCTTCCTCCACCCACTGCTGAAGCTTTGGCTGGCTGGCACTGCGGAGCTTACTGCGATCTACGCCAATGGCATCCAGCGTAGACTGGTCAAGATTGCGAAGGTAAGCTTTGAGTATATCGTTATTGTTTTTCATATCTGTATTTGGTTTTTTGTATTTGGTTTGATTGCTGATGGTCTCATCAGTGATGCAGATAGCACCAGACGCATTCATGCGTTTCGACCTCTTTGCTGGATTCCAACACCAGCTCAGTGCATCCACCATCTTGGCTCGCAGTGGTCATGGCATACTCTGCTAGACTGCTCACTTAGGATTCAACACTCGCACCCATTGGGTCTCGCACTGGTAGTGGTCAAAGACGATCGGGTGGCTAACTGCAACAGCATGGTGGTGGCTGACTGATCCACATTGGTCTTTCAGCTAGCTGGGTGAATCATCCGCATTTCTCCATGTCGAAATCGGAAGCATCACTCCAGCATGATCGCTGACTGACTGTGGTGGATGCATCCCAGATGGGTAGCATCCTTAATAAAGAACAGACTCCAGTCTAGACTATCATGACCGCATGGCAAGCTTTTCTTTCACCATATGGAATCCACCTCCAGTTGTCCATAGTATTGGCTATCAACGACTTACGAAACAGGGATAGCACTGTAATGACCATGTTGGAATGTTTTTTGCACTCAAACTGCACCCAGTAAATAGATGTGGCTGGCATACATTTCACTGCTGTCTGCAATAAATATCACTCATGATACCGCATAAACACTGGGCTGGCAGTGCATTAGCTCGCATTAGCTCGCATCTGCAATGTCCATAGTATGCTGATGCTCAACGACTTGCGTCAAACAGGAAACATTACGGGGGGAGGGGGATCAAACAAAACAAATTTCAAATTTAAATCATATATATAATACACCCCTTAAAAAAATCCACAACTCATTGGGATTTAGGTATTGACAAGTGTCCCAGAATACTTCAAAAGAGGGTTATCGGCAGAGCTATGAGGAAATCAGATTACAGTCCAAGGTGGATTCGCACCAAATACGCAGTGAAGTGCTATATACTTAATATAATGTATAATTTGTATAATGGTATAGGTTTTGCAAAACTGCTAACTCCATTTCGCAAAAATGCAAAAGGGTCAAGAAAATCAAGAGGAAAAGGATGAGTTGATGCAGAGTATCTCCAGTGCCATTGTGGAGATACAACGCACCAAGGAAGCCAGTCAGACAAAGAGTCTAAGTAGGCACAACCCAGAGAAGGTTGCAAAGATACTGTATCTACACGCACTGGGCTGTTCGCAGACGAACATGATCCGCAGGCATGGGATGTCCCGAAGCACCGTAGTGCAGGTTCTGTCGGACTACGCAGACCACACCAATAGCTTTCGTGAGCTTGGTGGGCAGTTGGCTGCTAGGAGTTACATCAACTTAGAATCCCTAGAGGAGGATATGATTGATGCCCTTAGGCTGAAACTAGAGGGTGGCTATGAGCCAGAGTTCAGAGACCTAAAGGAAATATCCATTGCTAAAGCAAACTCCCAGCGTCAAGCAATGACCGCTAGGGGCGAGGCATCCCAAGTGGTGGACATCAACAATAACTACACGGTGGAGGACTTCAATGAAACCCTCTCCGCTGCTAGGGCTAGATTGGAGAAAATAAAAAGTGAGTCCATTGAGGCAGAGATTGTGAAGGAGACGGACAATGGATGAGGAGACCAGAGCCAAGCTAAAAGAAATCATTGGTGAACACTATCCAAACTATCTAATTGTAGTATTGGATCAAGAGGGCGAGGTTCAGTCGGACTACACGAGTGTATCCGTGGGGAGGATGCTAATCAAGGAGGCATCCTTGGATTTCAGAGACGACAATGTTGAGGTCATCTGGGATGAAGAAGAAGAGGAGGAAGATTATGGGTAAAGGAAGCTCACCCCGAAAGGGACACAATCAAGAGAAGCAATCCAAGAACTACGATGCAATCGACTGGACTAAGGGAAAGAAGTCCAATGTAAAGGTTCGCATCAACGGCAAGAAAGTATAATGGAACTAAAGTTCACACCGCACCCACTCCTAGATGCCCCCACGGACGAGGAGATCGTCCTCCTAGGGGAGAGTGACCCCCACGCTCTAAAAGAGCTTCACAGGGTGCGTGAGGGGCTAATAAGGTCATCCCAAGAAGACCCCCTGCGTCACGGCTTTGACCTAGATGGGTGGGGAACGAATTCGTGAGGCACTCTGTGCATATAACGAAGTCCTAGCATTGGGGGGTAACAGATCGGGAAAAACTACTGGGTGTGCCAAGCTCGTTATGCAGGCAGTAACCCAGAACACAGACGGACACATCGTTTGCTTCAGCCAAAATGCGGATACCTCGGTAAAGGTTCAGCAGGCAGCAATCTGGGAGATGATGCCCAAGGAGTTCAAGAAGAAGACCAAGAGCATAGAGGGATACATCAACTTCTCTATGCAGAATGGATTCACTGGCTCATCGTTCATCTTCCCAGACACTAGGACTCGTGTGGACTTCAAGACCTATACGCAGTTCTCCAACAACCAGACCATCCTTGAGGGTTTTGAGTTCGGCTTCAAGGGAGACCCAGAGCTAAACATCGGTTCTTGGCTGGATGAGTATCTAGGGGATTCCGCACTCGTCAATACCCTACGCTTCCGCTTGGCTACCAGAAATTCCAAGATGCTTTTGGGATTCACGCCCATCGATGGATTTACGCCCTTCGTGGCTGAATACCAGAAGAATGCCCGAACCCTGCAAACAAAACCCGCAGAACTCTTGGACAACAGGGAAGTCCCCATTGTTCAGTATTCGCCCCAGCGGGATGCACAGGTAGTATACCTGCACTCCGATGAGAACCCCTTCGGTGGCTATGAGCGTATCAAGAAGGACTTACAGGGTCGCCCAGACGAGGAGATCATGGTTCGTGCATACGGAATACCAGTCAAGAGTATCACCTCACTCCTACCCCTTTTCTCCACTGAGGTTCAAGTTCTTGGCGAAGAAGAAAACTCCAATGCCATGTATTTCCCAGATGTTACAGGCGAGGATTTTACGCACTACCAAGTGGTTGACCCCGCTGGTAACCGCAACTTCTGTTCATTGTGGGCAGCCGTAAACGAACTCGGAGATGTTTATATTACTAGGGAGTGGCCAGATAGGGCTAGCTACGGGGAGTGGGCATTGTTCGGGGAGAAATGGAAATATGGCCCAGCAGCCAAAAAGATAGGCTACGACATACAGGGTTATTGTTCACTCTTTGAGGAGATCGAGGAAGAAATGGGCATAGAGGTGTTTGAACGCATAGGGGACTCAAGATACTTCGCTAGGGAAAACGAGAACAACCTAGACCTCTTTGCGTCCTTCTCGGAGTATGGCTTTGATTTCGTCCCCTCGGACGGAAGACAGGAATCCATAGGGATACAGGCACTGGACGAGTGGTTTGCCTACAACCCGAACTACGAACTGGACGAAGCCAACAAGCCCAAATGCTTTATTCACGAGGACTGCGAAAACCTAATCGACAGCCTCATTAACTACAATGCCCAAGGCAAGTCCGATGAAGCCCTCAAGGACTTCTTTGACTTGATCCGCTATTTGCGAATGGCAAATGGTGGCGATGGGCCAATTCATTACACGGATACTGACTTTGAGCAGGTTCGTTTAACAGGAGGATACTAATGAAAGCAAAAGAACTAGCCGATAAATACGGAGTAACGCCCACTCAAATTGGCAAAATCCGCAAAAAAGTCTGCACTAGTGATCAATACGATCCCCAGACAAGAGAAATACTACCCAGCTGTGTTCGCAAGATCGATGAACACTACGAGGATCAAGATGACGGCATCCTAAAGCCCAAGTTTGTTCGGGTTCAAGCACTGTCACCCACTCCCAACGACAACTTTTACTATTGTAAACTACTAGAAAAGCCAGTCCGTAAGGTGCGTGTAGCCATCCCAGCTACCCACAGGGCAGCCATTCGACCAACCCTAGTATTCAAAGCTCAAGTCATCGAAAAAGGCGATGAAAAGTTCTATCGACATGAAATCATATACAAGCGAGAGTTCGACCGACAAGAAAGAATTAAAAAAATTCATAGCTAGGCATACCTCCGCATTTGTTGACTGGGAGATGCTCCATAGGTTGGACAATAACTTTATTGACGAAATACCCTTGGACAACTTCTTGGACATGATCGGTAGAGATTACCTATGGTATAATACCTTCTTGAACAATATTAAAGTTCGATTTAAAAAATAAAAACCCCTGTGTTATAATTCTCAATCCATGGACGATAAAGAGCTAGAAGCCTATTATGTAACCTCTCAGCCCGATATAAACGAACTCAAGCGTGACTATGATTCGGATGTCACCGACTTGACTGCGTATGTATCTCAGTGCGAGGACAGTTACCAAAACCGAAATGCGGAATGGCTGGGCAAGAACAGCCAGCTAACCAAGTCTGGAGACGAAGCGTTTCCGTGGGATGGTGCATCGGACACAGAAGTAAGGCTCATTGAGCAATGTATTACTACATATGTTGGGCTAATGATGAATGCCCTAAGCAGGGCTAATATTCGTGCGTATCCACAGGAATCATCGGATGTTAAGAAAGCTGGGGTTATATCTTCGTTTTTGAAATATATGCAAAAGACATATATTCGTGATTTCCGAAATGAGTGTGAAACGGCAGCTAACAACCTGCTGGAAAAGGGAATAGCAATTACCTATGTAGATTGGGAAATGAAGTCCAGAACTCACGATGAGGAGTTCGACTTGAATTTGATTTCTGAAGCAGCCCCCGAACTCTACGAGCTACTTGCGGATGAAAGTCGTGATGACGAGACTATCGCCATGATGACTGATATGTTTGATTACATTGATATACCCAAGGCGAAGAAGGCACTCAAAGAACTCCGTGACTTCGGTGTTGCAAAGATTCCAGTAGCAAAGAAAGATATTTCTCGTCCCTTCGTTGAGACCAAGTTCTCCGATATTGACATTGTTATCCCATCGTATGTTACCGACATCCAGCGTTCACCCCGTGTTCATATGCGAGCGTTCCTTACTCCCCAAGAGATTGAGAACTGTGTAGAAACCAAGGGATGGGACAAGGAGATTGCAGAGGAGTTAATCGAACACTATCGTGGCTTTGATTATTCTGGAATGAACCAGACGACCTATAGCTCACTGCGTTCCTCACAAGCCAGAGGTGGATCAACCTATGGTATGAATGGAATGGTGGACTCCAAGGATTTGATTGAGGTTGTTTACACATACCGCAGACTCATTGACGAGAAGAGTAACTCAGAAGGAATTTACCTAACAGTCTGGAATCCAAGACTTACCTCTGGATACCTAAGCAATGAACTGCTCTCTGGATACGACCGTTATCCCTTTGTTCTCACACGCTTGAGCAACGCTGGTAAACGCATTTACGATGTAAATACCTTTGGCGATCTGCTCCGAGGCCCACAAAAGCAAATGAAAACACTGCGTGACGGATGGAGTGACCAAATGGCTCTCGCTGTTGCACCCCCGCTTCTTCACCCAGTGGGTCGCCCGCCTGTGCAGATGGGTGCTGGTGCTTGGATTGGTGTTCGTGCCAATGAGAAGTTTGAGTTCATGAATGTTCCAAACACCTCTGGTGCTGCTAGCCAGCTAGAGAAGTATGTCCAACAGGAAGCAATGGACTTGGTTGGACTCAACGAGGGTAGCCAAATGTCGGCACAACGCCAACAGTTCTTTATTGATAAGTTCCTTACACACTGCTCCGACATCCTTAAGTTAGCTTACAAGGCTTTCTTGGTATTTGGGCCAGATGAGAAGTTCTTCCGTGTAACTGGATACCCCAACGAGATGGTTATCTATCGCTCTCCAGATGACGAAGAAATCGATGTGTGCATTTCGTTCGATGTTCAGAATCAAGACCCAGAGATGATGAAGGCAAAAATCGCAGCGATTCTTGAGCTAGCTCGCAACTCTCCAAACAATACATTTAATTTACAGGCAGCCGAACAACTCGCTGCAAACGCCATTGACCCCAGCATTGCGGATGTTATTATACAGCCCCAAGGTGAAGGACAAGAGGAGATGGTTAAGAATGTTACTGATGACCTTACTAAGATATACGCAGGAATACCTGTGGGTGCTAGACCCAATGGTGGTCAGATTGCTATGCAGGTCATACAGGAGTATACCCAACAGGAGGATATTCAGAAGCGTATGGCAGATGATGCTGGCTTTGTGGCTAACATCCAGAACTACGCTGCCCAGTATCAGCAACAAGTTGTCCAACAGCAGAATGCTGAGATTGGACGCTTGGGTGCTTCTCCCGCACAAATGGGTAATATCCAAACTCAGAACATCGAAGAATCCTAATGTCCATTAAGAAAACCGATAGCATAACGGATGCAGTAGCATTCCTCTCAAAATACGAACAATACCAGTATATCCTTGAGTTCTTGCACCAGTGCAGGGAAACCAAGTTTCAGCTCCTTGAGAAAAGCCTAGATGCTTCCGAAAGGGCAGACGCTAAAATACTGGGTGGTATGATAGAGGACGATTACTTACTTAAACTTTTAACACCCCAAGAAAATGCCAAGTCCTAAAAAAACTATGCGTTGCGGAGAGACTCGACCAAGCACTCGTGCTGGGAAGAAGATCATGAAGCTCTATTGCAAAGCTGGTAAAAAGAAACTGGTTCACGCTGGGGCAAAGGGCTACGGACACAACTATTCACCCGCTGCTCGAAAAAACTTCAAAGCTCGCCACAAATGCTCAACGGCAAAGTGGGGAACAGCAAAACACCTAGCTTGCACTAAACTCTGGGCAGGCAAGGGTGGCAGCAAAAAATCATCACCAAAATCCAAAAGAGGAAAATACTAATGTCATTATTCAAACTAGCAAGCAAAGGCATTCGCTTAATCAAGGGCGGTGCAAAACCCCAGAAATCATACGGCACTATCAAAGCCAATCCAAATGCGTTTAAGGGAGTTGAATCCGCTGGCGTTGTTAAAAAGATTGGCAAGGTTAAGCCCATGCGTAAACGCAACAAGAAGTAGGAGATTTTATTATGGCAGTATCAAAATTAGCCAAGGCTGCAAAAGCCCTAAGCAAAACTAAACAGACTCGCAAGCAGATTTCTAAGGAAGCATTCGATACCTCCAAGGTTAAGACTGGTGGGGTAAAGGTTACTAAAATTAAAAAGCCAGCAAATGCTCGTAAGAAAGCTGGAGCAAAGCCCTACGATGCCAAGGCAGAGAAGGCTAAGAAGGCAGCAGAAACAAAAGCCAAGGTAGCCAAGCTGGAGAAGGCTCGCAAGACTCCTCCACCCAAGGTTGCCAAGGAAGTTCCTGTAAAGAAGGTTGCGAAAAAAGCTCCCGTTAAAAAGGTAGCCAAGAAAGCTCCTGTCAAAAAGGTTGCAAAGAAAGCTCCTGCAAGGAAGAAGCTGACAGAGGCCGAAGTAAAAGAGATGGGGGCACTCTTTACTAAGACAAAAGCTGGTGTTGCAAAACGAGCAGCTGCTGCAAAGAAAGCTCCCGCAAAGAAAGCTCCCGCAAAGAAAAAAGTAGCCAAGAAGACTCCTGTTAAGAAAACTGCTACAAAGAAGACCCCTGTTAAATTGGAGTCCAAGGGAACAGTCGAAGCACCAGCCAAGAAAGCACCAGCCAAGAAAGCACCAGCTAAGAAAAAAGCTGCCAAGAAGACTCCAGCACCCAAGGCAAAGCCCACATATAGAGGCAAACGCAAGGACAAGGACAGCAAGGCTTATGGGTCTATGCGTAAGCTGGCTGCAAAACGCAAGCCCCGCAAGAAACTAATTCAAAAAGCCAAGAAAGCTGGCAAGGTTGTCAAGAAGTCAACGATCCCAGCAGTAGCTACGGCTGGTGGTTATTTAGGTGGACGCATGGGAAGTCGTGGAAACAATGTTGGCAATACGGCAAAGCAAGGCCCAGCTTTTGAAGGATACTCAAGGGACGAAATATTAAAAGCCAGAAAAGCGGTATACGGCTATTAATAAAGTTCCTTTGATATAATATATTTTTCGCCCCACTGCTTGGCGTAAAACGGCAGAACAGTATTATGGAAGAAACTACCGCAATAGAGGGTAACGATACAGCCCTCCAAGAAGAAGAAGTATCGACAGTCGAACAAGCCAAACCGCAAACGCTGGAAGAAATTCGGAAAGCACGAGTGGAAAAGCTAACTCCAACACCAGAAGTGGTAGAGGAATCAGAGGAGGTTACGGAAGAAGAACCCACAGAGGAGGCATCCGAAGTGGAGGAAACAGAAGAAACTGAATCCGAGGAAACTACCAAAGAGGTTGAGGAAGGCGAAGGCGTTCTTTCACAGATTGATTGGGATGAGTTAGACAATGACTCCCGTTCCGAAATCGCTTTACAAGCCATGGAGGTTTTGCCCCCAGAAAAACTGGGTGAGCTTGCCAAAAAAATGGGGAGTGGTAGCGGTAAACGAATAGGGGAATTGACTTCTCAGATCAAGGAACTCAAAGGCGAACTAGAAAGTAAGAGTGCTGCTCTAGACAGTAGCTTGGATAAGGTCATTGCTCCAACAAATTCATTGGCATCGGTAAATACCGAAGAAGCCCTAGATGAGATTGAAAAGGAAACAAAGGACAATATCCGCTTTTACCAAAACTGGTTAGCTGGAGATGATGATATATTTGAACACAAGGGCAGTGAATATACTCGCTCTGACATTGTTCAATATATCTCAAGCCTACAGGACAAATACGATGAGTTGCCAAAGCAACGAAAGTATTTACGGAGATTAGAAACGGCAAATAAAGAAGCCGAAGAACTAAACTCCAAGTCCAAGGAAGAGTTTTCTTGGTTAGGAGATGATGCATCCGAAACCTATGCTGAATATCAAAAGATGATTCAGTCAGAGGATTTGGCTATTGTTTCTAAACTCGCTCCAGCACTTATGGCTAAACTAAAATATCAGCTAGCTCACGCAGCAGCCAATATGGTAAAGCCCAAGGTGACTCGGAAGAAAAAGAAAATTATCATCCCTCGTAAAGCTCCTCAGAATGCTGTAAGTGGTAGCACTGCTAGCAACTCACGGCAAACAAAGGAGTCAAACAAAATCAAACAGTTGAGAGAAGCGGCTCAAAAAGGAAATCTTATTGCAGCTAGAGAACTCCGACAATTACAAATCAACTCTCGTTATAATTAATTAACTAACTAAATAAAGGAAAAATCATGGCATTTGATGCTTCATATAATTCTACTCCTCCGACTGGTTCGGGTGTGGGTAATCGTGAGCAGTTGTTAGACCTAACTACTGTTCTTGCTCCTCGTCAAGCTCCTGTATACGGAATGCTTCCTAAGCAAGCCGCTACAGCTGACCTTGTTGAATGGACTGTTGACAACCTCCGTGATGCCGATGGCGACAATGCTGTCGTTGAAGGTATCGATGTAGGCACTGCTGGCGGAGACTCGCTTAAATCTCAGTTCGGCAACCTTAGCCGTCTGAACAATCGTCTTCAGCACTTCCGTGACACTTTCAATGTTTCCAAGAAACAGGAAATCTTTGATTCTGTTACTCCAGTTCGTATCCAAGAAGCCGAAGAAAAAGCTGCTTCTCAAGTCCTTCGTGACATTGAGGCTGCTATCTGCTCGGACAATGGTGCTGTAACTGGTGGTGCTGCCACTGCTGGTAAGCTCCGTGGTCTCGGTGTTTGGACTGACGCAACCCTCGAAAGCTGGTTCTGGCCCTCAGTCTACTGACGATGTTACCGAAGTCCCCGATGAGTTCAAAACACAAGCTGGTGCAGTCCTTAGCGACTCCGCTCAAGAACTCACCGAAGCTCGCTTCAACGGAATGCTCACTGCTGTCTTTGAGCAAACTGGCGAACAATCCGATCATGTTCTTGTTGCTGGCACTACTGTCCGTAACTCCATCATCGATGGCTTCACTCGTGTGCGTCACACAACCCTTGAAAACAGCTTTAGTACTGGTAACGGCACTACCTTCAATCAAGGTGACGGCACGGAAGTAAACTACAATGTGGAAATCTTCCAAGGCCCATACGGCATCGTGAAGATCATCTCCGCTAATCCCAAGTGTCTCCCCGACCAGAAGCGTGCATACCTTCTTGATCCCTCCCTTCTCGGATGGTCAGAAGCAATGAGCATGGGTTCTACAATGTTGGAAGACCAAGGTGGTGGCCCTCGTGGTTACATCGATGCGATGGGAACTCTTTGCGTGAAAGGCCCAAATGGTCTCGGCAAGATTTCCGACTTCACCGCAGTCTAATCATTGACAATTCTGGGTTTGGGGAGTCTAATCTCCCCAGCCCTTTTTGTTATGTCGAACTTACCATCAGAAGAAGAACTATTCGCTAACCAGTTTAAGATTCTTGACGAAAAAGCCAAGGCAATCTTTAACCCCAAAGCGGAAGCCAAACGCATCGAGCTAGCTCGAAAATCGGCTAAGTTCTATAAGGACAAGGAACATCCAATTCTAGGAAAGCATATCGGAAGTATTCCGCTCAATGAATACTACGCCATGAATAAGAAATACGGAGTAGGGTTTTCCAACGATGATGAGTTCATGAAATATATGAATAACAAAGTTCTCATGCCCAATGGCATGGCAGCACACAGACTTTAATGGCTTTACAAAACGACACATTCGGAGAACTAAAGAATCTTACATTCGCCCTCATTGGTCGTGAGTATGCGGATACTACCGCATCCTATGGGAGACTGAAATCCCTATGGAACTATGCAGCAAAGAAAGCGTATCGCCAAACTAATTGGTGGGAACGCTTTTTGGTTCTTGGCGAAGAACGAGCCATTGTTAATGACAACTTAATTGAGCAAACAGAGGACAGCTTTGATGTTTCTGGTTCTGGAACAGCAAGCATAGACGGAACTTACTACAGGAATGGGGACGAAAAATGGTAGCCCCAAATACAGCCTTTATGATTCGGGTGGCTCTATTATTTATAACATAAGTCATGAAGGCGGAGGCACTCTTTGGCTAATACTTGATACCAGTGGAACTGTTTATTGTTCAATTGCTTCCAGCTCAAGCACACCGCCCCTCACTGGGTGGCTTGTTGCAGCTGGAGATGAACCAGCCCCGACCCTCAAGCAAACAGCAGCTATAGATACATTCCTTCGTATACATAAAGACGACCCCTTTGTAAGACGATCAGACGAATACAAATTCGTTGTAAATAAGAATGGTGCGTATCTCAGTGGTCGTTCGGGAGTTCCGCAATCTGGGCTATATCTTAATTCAGAAAGCGGATATTACCTAATGCCTACATCCACGGAGTATCCCATTAAGACCGTGTATGTTACATACAAGAAGGCTTTTGAACCAGACTACGGAAACGCAGGGGACTCCGAGGAGATTCCCGCAGAGCTACTACCATACATGGCTCACTATGCAGCCTACACATGGCAACGCAGTGTTGAACAAAACGCTAGCGAAAACAATTTCTCTTTATCTCTCGCATTGGTAAACAGCATACTGGAAGACCAGCTAGCTAAGATTACTGATCAGAATATATTTAACTCGTATATCGCAAAAAATATACGAACAGGATACAACCAACTAATAGTATAACATCATGTCAAGCCCTGCATATACCGAACAAAGTCTAGGCAAGCGTGGAAGCGAAGTTATCACTGGTGCTGCTACTGGCAACTTTGCCATTATCGTAGCTGGCCCAAGTGGTGCAACGATCTCCGCAATTACTTGCCCCAATAAAGACAATGCTTCTGCATTGATTGGAACGCTTCCCGCTGGCTACACAAGCTATGGCAACTTTACTGCCATTACCGTGACAGCTGGATCAATCGAAGCCTACAAAGCCTAAGACCAATGCAAATGTCCCTATCAACTGGTCTGTCTACCAACAGCAGCAATAGCACTGTTGTGGTATCACAAGATGTGACCCCAACCCCATAGAAATATGCCCAGCAACTCTAGAGTATCAACGGATATAGATACCTTTTTGCGTAAAGCAACAAAGGAAGAAGCAGCTGCATTTTTAATTGGAGCTACATACGCCCCCATTAATAATCCAACCTTTACTGGGACTGTAGGAATAGCAACAGCTGACTTTAATGTTGGGAGTGCTGGTGGAGAGGTTAGTTGGAATGACACAGAAAAGACGCTGGATTTAGTTACTGGGTCTGATGATGTAACAATACAGCTTGGGCAGGAAACAGTTTTATTTGCTAGAAATAATTCTGGTATTCAGATAAATGATGGTGAATGTGTAATGCTAACTGGGAGTGTTGGAAACAAGCCAGCTATCTCCAAGGGAGACGCTTCTAATTCAACCTCCGCACACAAGATTATTGGTATTGCAACGCAGGACATATCAAATAATTCCGAGGGATATGTGACCCTAGTTGGTAAGGTTCGTGGAATAAATTTACCAGTAGCCGACTTCAGTGAGGGTGATCTTGTATACGCTGATCCCGCTGTAGTTGGGGGACTTACGACAACTAAGCCAGATATTGAGGTTGAGTTGGGTATTGTTCTCAAGACGGGTGGCAATGGACAGATTGAGGTAAACATAAACAATGAAGCATCAATCTACGACCTAGAGCAGGAGCTAACTAGGGATGTAAATGTAAAGGACAGTGTTACTATTACTGCCGACAAGTCCCCCGATGAAAACGCTGTCCTAGAAATGGTGGATAAATCTACTGCTTCAAATAGGCGGGGTGCTTTGGAAAAAATTAATGGTGTCCTGTATGTTGGCCCTTCGGATACTCAAAGTGAGCGTTGGAAATTCCAACATGAATTTGATGGAAAATTATCTTTAACCTTCCCAAGTAACGCAGGTCTAAGACTAGGGCAGGGCAATTCTTTCTTGAATTATTACGCTGAGGGTCAGTTTGAGCCAAAGCTGGAAAGTGGCGATGGGATTGTTGTCCAAGAAAATTATCACATCAGACAAGCTAATTATGTCCGAATAGGTGACTTGGTTCAGATAAATGTATACATAAGCATAAGGGATTTTGATACTGATTGGAAAACATCCACTAAAAACTGGAGGCTGACTGGTCTGCCATTTGCCGCAATTGGAAATCATAACATAGAAATCCGTCCTTTAAGGGGATGGCTCGACCTAGGAGATAACAACATCACGGGTTCTTTAGCAGGCGGTAACAATTACCTTTGGTTTGAAGAATTTGTCGATGGAGGAACTACCGCTGGTCAGGGGAACAATGTATCTAGGATAAATGCAAACAGCTTTGTCACCCACCCATTCAACTTTAGTTTTGGAGGCACTAATGCTTTTCAATTTATTGTCACAGGTGCTTATAAGACGGACGATTAACAATGGAAGACATTATCTTTAAATCTACAATCGGAACAGGTGGCTTTATCGCTACTGTTGAGCTAGCTCCCGTGAACGAAGCACTTGGTTTTTGCGTAGGTATGGCGACATTCCTTTATATGACGGCATCCGCAATCAAAGTAATTAGGGAACTTAGAAAGAAATAATATGACACCAGAACTATTAGCAATGCTCGGAGGGGGTGTAAGTGGTTTCGTGATGAAGATGATTGCTGCCCAAGCTCAGAGCCAGACTCGTCTCTTTGAGCAAATGATAAAGAAGCAAGAGACTGCTGACATATCCGCTGATAGGGCTTCCGAGCGTGGCGGGGTATGGATGCGTAGGATTATTACTGTAAGCGTCCTCCTAGCCATCATAGCCCTCCCTGCTGTCTTTGCATTCACTGACATAGCAGTTACCCTTCGTGAAGAATCAAATGGCTTTCTAGGGCTATTTAAGGGTCAAAAATGGGTGCATACGCAGGGTTATTTGATACTCCCCGAAGTGCGACAAACAGCACTTGCCATTGTGGGTTTCTACTTTGGCTCATCTCAAGTCAAGTAATGAAAAAAACAATTTACAAAACAAAAGACTTATGCACCTGCGGAAAGTCCAAGACCCCACCAATGTGTGATGGCTCTTGTGCGAAATGCGGGTGTGCTAAATGTAGAAAGAAATAGTTATGCCAAAGGATGCCTGTTACAAAAAAGTAAAAGCCAGATATAAGGTTTTTCCATCAGCATATGCTTCTGGAGCTATTGCTAAATGCAGAAAGGTAGGAGCATCAAATTGGGGAAACAAGAAAGCAAAAATGGGGAGGAAGAAGTAAATGGCAGTTCGCAAGACAGCCAAGGGTGCTTCCCTCAAAAGATGGTTCAAGGAGAAGTGGGTGGATGTCCGATCTGGAAAGCCCTGCGGGAGACGCAAGGGAGAAAAGCGAGGAACGCCCTACTGCAGACCATCAAAGCGTGTCAGCAAAAAAACCCCTGCTACTGCGGGAGAATTGACAGCATCCCAAAAGCGTTCCAGAATCGCACAGAAAAAAAGATTAGGACAGCCAGCTGGCAAACCCAAAAGAGTTAAATCAGTCAAAAGGAAGAAATGAGTTTAGGCAACCCAAGCATACACCAACAGGGTGACATCCCAGAAATCGTCAAGCTCCCCAATGATCGCATTAGGGTTATTCGTAGGTTTCAAAAGTTCACTAGGGAGGATGTTGACAATGTTAACTTGGGTTCTCTTATGGGGGACTTCGGTGCATTTGATGACTTAGACGAACAGATTCCAGAGCAGGGCTATGAGAACTGCCGACTTATTTCCGTTGAGGTTGATACACGATTCAACGCAACCAACAATGCTGATAATGCCGTTTTGGTAAAGACCTATGAAACGCTCACGAATAGTTTTGTTGAAATCACTGACCCCACTGTAGAGGTTGAAGAAAATGGTCTAACCAAGATAACAAAAACATACAGGGCGGTTGCTGGCACAAAGCCCTCTAATAAACTTGGCATCCAAGCAGCGTATACAGCCAAGAACGCCCAGAACATTATTATCGTTGATACAAGCGGAGAGGGCAGTGGGATTTATGAACCAAGTGAAAACTTCAACCAGTGGACGGGTATAGATAATGATAAGCGTTATGTATTTCAAAATACACAAGCTGGAGAGGGTGCTGGTCAATGGGTTTGGTATGATGTCGTAGACAGCAACCCCCTTTACTTTTCGGATACAACTGGATATTTACCTTGGGAGGTTGAGTGGCCTTCTGCTGCTGGTATTTCGTTTAACCTAGTAAACAACTCCACTGTTTATGGAATATTGGCTGATATTCAAGTAGAGGACAATACTGCATTTGCGGAACTCACAGAAATATATCTTGAGCGTGGAACTATTTCTGTTGACAAGTCCAGTGGCCCTCAAGGATTGCCAAGCACATACACACGAAGATATACATCTAGGTTTACAGAACCCACATCAAGCGGTATTGCTCTTGGTAGGGATGTTAGCAATGTAAACGGATACCCGCAGTATGTCTATACTTTTCTGGAGGGTTCTGTTGAGGGTTCTAGCCCATTGGGAGAATCTGGGGAAATAATATCCTACGATGAAATCATAGAGGTTCGTCAAGCTGGTGAAGTTAGTGCATCAAGCCAATCTGTTACTGGTGGAGATATAGCAGTATTAAGCATTGTCCCCCCTAGCATAAAAAAAGTAAAAGCCACGGTAGCCATTAGTCTCGTAACGAGCAGTACCCTAAGTGATCCAGCTAATTTTGCTTATAATTTATCCAACACATCTGCTTCTGCTGCAATAACAACAACCAAAACATCACCCATTGGTGTTGAGCAGGGTAGTAGCTTAACTGTATCTGTATTCAATAATAGGTCAAGTTCGGATACTAGAACTTTTCCCAATCACTATAGGTCTGGTTCTGGGGCTACTGGACAGGTTAAATCCGATGCACAAATTATTCGTGATGAGGATAACATAATTGGGGAAGCCTTGGAGGAAACAACAGACACATCCATTGTTTTAACGGGATCGACATCTGAACCAAGCACGACTGGAACATATCAAGAGAATATTGAGCCAGCATTTCTCGATGCGGATGGAACTCAGTATTACAGAAAAACAGTTTACTCTATTTCATAAATATGTCAGATATAGACTTTCCAATAAACCTACCCCCAATCCCGCCTCCCAAGGTAAGCCCAGATGAGGGCATACCAAGCATCCCATCTGCACAAATTGGTCAAGTTGCAGCCGTTGGAAGCACTAACCAAGTAGTGATTCCAGATGCTGGAGTTTTGCAACAGGGTCAGTCTGGATACATATTTCGACAGTTTTCTGGAACGATGACTGTAGCTGATGAAGGCGGTAACGCTACAGTAACCGAATTTAGGAATGGAATACAGGCTATATACAACAGCCTACCCAGTAGCTACAGCGGAAGTGCTAGATACGGAGATATACTTACTCTTGTGAATAGCTCTGGGGGTGCTTTCCAAGGAAGATTTTTGGTTGTTCTTCAAAACGATTATGCACCCAACGAAGCAACAATTCAATTTACAGCCAATGGCAAAACTTGGTATGCATTGAATATTTCTTCTACTTCTGTAGCTGGAATAACTGATGCCATTGACCAATTCTTTACCATTGCATCCAATGACGAACAAGCAAATGCGTTCGACCTAATTACTGCACTGGAGGATGCTTCTGGTGGATTTAGCATAAGTGTTGACGGGAATTACAGCACTGGATCAGAGGGATTTATTACCCCGAACAATTCTGTTAATATAGCGGTAAGGTCGGGGAGTGTTGAATACAATGATACTATAAGTTTAACCGCATCGGGTGCTTCGGAGAGTGTTAGTTTTGGTGCAGACAGAACTAAGAAAACAGTAGTTGTCTACTTGGAATACACTGTTAATTTTTCTAGCACAGAGGGAACTGCGACCAGCGGAGGGCAGGCTACAATAGAATTTTCAGAGAACGCAACCGTTCCCAGTGCTGATCCCCCGATGGTGTTTAGCTCCAACAATACAGTGGGGACAAAGAGAATGCTCATCGGGACTGTTGAGCTAGCCCGAAGCGGAAATAGGCGATATGTCAGAATTTCGCAAGCTATGCAGGGAACTGTTCAACAGCAGTCTGGCTCTTCTGGTGGAGGGTCTTCTAGCAGTGATCCAAATTTAGATACGGATTCTGGCGTTAGAATGTTTACTGTTTGTATAAATGGAAAGCCATATAAAACTGCTTTTATTACTGGACCAGTAGTGGAAATAACATAATGGATAATTTTATCGCACTTGGAGCTTTTGGTTCATTTTGCCCATCCGATCTGGATGTAACGCCAGACAACGATCCTAATTCGCCCACTTACAATGGATACAAGGATATTAAAACGATGACATTGCAGGATGCTATGAAGCTAGTTTGGCTATTTAATTCAGCTGATTTTTCTGGTTCTGTCATCATCTGCATTAACGGTTCCCCTAAATACATAGACATTCCTTACGACTCTGAAACTGGTGCTTACTCAATAAGTTCAGGAGCTAACTTTCCAATAAGCTAACCGTAATGCCAACAGCAACTCCATTCACAGCACTAGGAAGAGGTAACGGTTTTGCATCATTTTGCACAATACCAATCAGCAAATTAGAAAATCCAGAAGCGTGGAAAGAATACGACTTATGCCCAGAGGAGTTCACGCTTGAGGAGGTTATGAATTGGGCGTGGAATGGGCACGATTACACTAATACATCTCTTAGCATCGAGGAGGATATATACGCAACCACTTATACCAGATACAGAAAATGGTATCTTAATTATTCAGAGGCAAATCAGGCATGGGGTGGAGATTTACCTGACGGTGGTCAGGGTTTGAATCTTGGTGCTAGGTTGGAAAACGGAGCCGTAATTCATAGTTCAGGTCGCAATACGCAGCCATACGAAAGGGTTTGTACAGCTAGACCTAGCTTGCGTTTTTTTGAAACAGAATCAGATGATACAGGAATTATCAGTAGCTTCACTCGCTTCATCCGCACCAGAATTGTTTATGATTCAAATAACAACAATTACAGGTTTTTAGTTCTGGCTGGAGGTGGTCGCATAGCTAATGAAAGCAAGATTGTGGCAGATGGTCTTACAGTTGAAAATACTATAACATTTGAGATTCCGATAACATCAAGCAAACACATTAGCGTCCCAATGGCAAGCAGTGAAGACGAATTAAATAGTGAGTACATATTTACTAGTGCAGTCAAAGGGCAAATAGACTTTTACACTTACTAAACATAAACCCCCTATGATATAATATTCCAATGGCAGAACCCAGAACCAGAAATTTAAATAAGACCCAGAGTGACTTGGCTGAGGCTGCAAAAGCCAATCAGCAAGAGCCTATTCTTACAACATCTGACAAGGTAGTTCTTGGGGGGTATGCTCCCCTTGTGACAGCAGAGACAGTGGGTGGGATAAGCAAGGCGTTGAACACTCCTAGGGATATATCCACTGCATTAAGAACACCCATGGTGACCTCTCCCAATGTTATTTCTGGAGCTTCTAAAATAGCCACAAGCCCCCTATTGGGTGCTGGAAGAGTAGCGAGTCTTACATCTCCACTAGCCCTTTATACGGCAGCTGATATAGGTACAAGTATGATTCGTGATGACGGAAAGGGTCTCAGTGAAGTGACTGGGGATGTCCTTGGTGGTGCTACGGGCAGAGCATTATATGGTGACGGAACTCAGAGTGCTATGAGCCAGCAAGAGCGTCAAGCAATAGCGGAGGGCAAGAATCCCAACAAGCCCATCTACGGAATGACTGGGGCAAGAAACCAACGCAGGCGAACCATCATTGACTACGAACCCCTTAGCCAAGCAGCACAGCAAAGCATTGCACAGGAGGACGCAATGCAGGATGCAGGTGCTTTTGCAACGCAGGATGCAGGTGCTTTAGCGATGCAGGATGCGGGTGGCCTTGAAGTTCAAAGCCAAGCAGACAGACCAAGGAATCCAATTCGTGCAACCTTTACGCTTCCAGATGGGACAGTAGTACAGGAAAGAGAAGATGGAACACGATTCACTCCCACGGAGGAGCAACTCCAGTCCTTTAACCAAGCCATGGAAGGGATTGGTCAGCCATCTGTAACTGGACTTGGCGTAGGTGGAAGTGAGGGAGTTGTTATGAATCAAGCTGCCCAACAACAATTTACGCCATCCGCACCAGATGTGACATCCTCGGACTTAAACAAGTTGGGTCAAACTACTATCGCAAACTACGATCAGTTCCGAGCATCGGGCAAACCAATGACTCCCGAACTGGAACAGCAAGCTGTGGATTATGCGGCATCCTTGGGACGCAAGTTTGATCCAGAGATTGGATACTCCAAGGAGTTCTTCCCAGAAATACAACAGGCATACAACGAGCGACAAGGCATAAAGACCCCAGAGACCTCTGAGCAAATAGTTACACGACAGGCTCGTGAGGCTCGTGAAGCTCGTGAAGCTCGTGAAGGAATGGGGGACTTCCAGCGGGAATCAGAGCGTAGACAAGCGGAGGCAGAACAGCCCAGCGATTTTAATCAGCCAAAGATTCGTGTTGGGGGAGAAATGGTCTCTGCTACAAAAGAAAGTCGCAAACAGCGTGACCTAGAAAAAGCCCTTGGGCAAGAAGCCGAAGCGGAGGGACTTCGTGGTGCAGCTAAACGCAAATACATTTCTGATGAAATGCAAAAGCGTTCAGAAACCCAAGAGGATCGTGAGACGCAGAAGATCATGAACGAACTCAACATTAGCCAATCCGAAGCGAATCTTGAATACAAGAAACGCCAACTAGCTGGACTCGATGTAGTTGAAAAACCAAAATCCAGTGCGGTGGAGTCCTTTGTTGATACAGCTGACAAAACCTTCGGATTGAATTTTGATCCAGAAACATTCACATTCTCCTCTGTTGAGGAGGGTGGTTTCTTCTTTAAAGACAAAGAGCATCCCTTGAACCCCAACAGTGACCGATACAAGAAACTACTGGAGCTTGAGGGTTCGGAATATTTCCTACAAGCACCCCCAAGTATTAAGGAGAGGGCAGACGAGCTAGCTCAACAGGCAGCCCAGTCAGAACCCAACCCAAATACTGGAGAAAGATTTGTTGGTGTTGTTGCGGATGACGGAAGAGTATTTAAGATAACTCCCGATGGGAGAATCACACACACTGGATACGACCCCAGTAAAAAGAAATAAACAGTTATGGTTCAAGTCCTTTCTAATGAGGAGTATGACAGCATTGTAAGCCAGTTTCAATCTCCAGAACCCAGAGTCCTATCACCAGAAGAATATGAAGCCATTGTCATGGGGGCATCAACCCCAGCGGATGATGGCATTAGCTTCGGTGACTACCTAAGAACTGTCCCAGCTACGGCTGCGGATATTACTATTGGTGCTGGCGAGGGCTTCGCATCGGCAATCGGTGAATTCACTGGGGACTATGACTTAGCTCGCAGTATTGGTGCTTTTCGGGAGGATGTAAATGATGCAATAATGGGCGATGCCCCAGATGAATTGCAGTCGGATTTTGTTTACAAGTTGTCCTCTGGACTGGGAAGCACGATACCCTATTTGGCTGCTGCATTAGCTACAAAAAATGCATCATTGCTTGGGAAAATAGGTGCGGGTAGTTTCTTTCTTTCATCCGCTGGTCAGCAAGTTCGTGATGATTATCTAGCTACGCAGGGCGTTACATCGGAGAGTGCCACTGACGAGCAAATGTCGGAATCCAATAAGGCTGGGGCAGTTGGTGCGATTCCCATTGCACTAGCCGAACGCTTGGGTGCTGGCATTATCCTTAGACCCTTCAGCAAGGGTGCTATCCCAGCTGGAAAGGTAATGGAACGCATCTCTCAGTATGCAGCTGCTGGTGCTGGTGAGGCACTTACGGAGGCAACCCAGAGTGGTCTAATCAACTCCATAGCGAGCTATGTTCGCAAGTATGACCCAGATCGTCCAATCACGGCTGGCATGGCTGAATCCGCACTCATTGGATTTTTGGTTGGTGGCGGTGTTAACATGGGGGTGGACACAGTAAGCCGAAGAGTAGCACAAGCGGATCGCCTCAAGGCTGGTGTCCAAGATGGAAGCATAAACCCCAAGGATGTTATTGATCCAGAGATCGGTAGCAAGCTGACGGAGGTCGCTGTAGAAAACAATGCTATTCCCGAAGCGGATACAGCCCAACAAAACAGAATCACTGATCCCACCAGTGCGAGAAACTTTATTTCAAAAACACTTACTCCCATCACACGAAGACTCGGACGAGCAGGCAAGGAAGTTGTCCGTGAGTTTAGAAAATTTGAGTTAGAGACTGGCGTAAAGACCAAGGACTTGAAGGCTCGTATTGCTACTTTCCAGAAGGACATACAAAAACTAAAAAAGAAAAGCCCAGAGGACTACAAGGCACTGACCTTGGCTTTAGCTAATGCAAATGAGTTGGCTACATCTCTTCCGAATAGCGTTGAGCGTAACCTAAAGAAGAAGGCACAACTGCAACCAGAGGTCAACCTATCCCAG